AGGCGTTTATCTACATCCCCCGGAAGAACAGTAAAACCCTGTTTGCGGCGGCCCTCTCCTGGGCGCTGGCCTGGCTCTCCCGGGCGTCCGGCGCCAAGGTGTACGTGGTTGGCGCGGCGCTCCGGCAGGCCATGGAGACCTTTGATGACTGGCTCTACACGCTGGAGGGATCCATGTACCAGGGGCGCAAGGCCGCGCAGAACGACGGATGGCGGATCCTTAACAATAGCTTTGAGCACTCTATCAGTCATGAGAACATCCTGGGCGGCTCCCTGTCCCTGAACGCTCTGGCGGGCAACCCGGACAAGCAGGATTCCCTGAACGCGCCGTTTATCATCTCCGACGAGGCCCACGCCTACAAGAGCCCCAAGCAGTACAACATCCTCAAAGAGGCCGGGAAGGCCTACACCAACAAGCTGGCCGCCATCATCACGACGGCAGGCGACAATGGCACTGGCTTTTGCGCCCAGAGGGTGGAATACTGCCGCAAGGTCCTCCGGGGCACCGTGCGGGATGACGGGCACTTTATCTTTTTGTGCTCCGCTGATAAGGCTGAGGACGGCACGGTGGACTTTATCAGCGAGGTACAGCATAAAAAGGCTAACCCCAATTATGGGGTGACCATCCGTCCGGCGGACATCATGAGCGACGCCCTGCAGGCTTTGAACGACCCGCAGCAGCGGAAAGACTTCCTGGCCAAGTCCCTGAACATCTTCACGTCGGCCATGACGGCATATTTCAACATCGACGAGTTCCGGCGGAGTGACGAGGCAGCGGGCCGGGCCCTGGGCATCGACCCGGGCTGGTCGCTGGATCGAAAACTCAAATACCTGTCCAAGCTGCCGGTGCAATGGTACGGCGGCGCGGACCTGTCCAAGCTCCACGACCTTACGGCGGCCTGCCTGCATGGCCAGTATAAGGGCATTGACATCGTGATCCCCCACGCCTGGTTCCCCATCGTGGCAGCGACGGAAAAGGCCGAGCGCGACGAGATCCCGCTCTTTGGCTGGCAGGACGACGGCTGGCTTGACATGTGCAACGCACCGACCAACGACCACAGCGCCGTCGTGGCCTGGTTTAAGCGCATGCGGGCGCAGGGCTTCCGGATCGCCCAGGTGGGCCATGACCGGAAATTCTGCCGCGAATACTTCCTGGGGATGAAGCAGGCGGGATTCACTGTGGTGGATCAGCCGCAGTACTTTTATAAAAAGAGTGAGGGCTTCCGGCACATCGAGAAGCAGGCCAAAAATAAACGGCTGTACTACCTGGGCGCGGAGCCTTACGAGTATTGTGTGTCCAACGTTCGGGCGATTGAAAAAACCGACGACATGATCCAGTATGAAAAAGTCCAGCCCGAGCACCGCATCGACGTTTTTGACGCCGATGTCTTTGCTACCGTGCGGATGCTGGAGTGTTTGGAGAAGGCGAACCGGGCTTCTACCTGGTTTGGAGAAAAGGGGTGATTGACTGATGAGTAAAAAGCGGCGCGGCAGGGCCGTGCCTGAAAAGCGAAGCGCCACGGCGGCGCAGTCCATCGCCCTGTGGCTGGGGCAGGATGAGATCGACTGCCCGGGCTATATCCGCCTTAGTGACAGCCCTGAGATTACGGCGGCGGTGCTGAGGATCGCCGAGCTCCTGGGATCCATGACCATCTACCTGATGGCCAACACCGACAAAGGCGACGAGCGAATTGTCAACGAGCTCTCCCGGCTGGTGGACATCGAGCCGAATGGCAGCATGACCCGCATGCAGTGGATGACCGCCATCGTCAGCACCCTGCTCAACCAGGGGCATGGCAACAGCGTGGTGATCCCTCACACCTACGGCGGCATAATCAAGAGCCTGGAGCCGGTGAGCGCGTCGCGGGTGTCCTTCGTTCCGGTGGGCGGGAGTTTCCGGGACTACCGGGTACTGATCGACGGGGCCGAGCGCAACCCCGCCGACTTGATCCATTTTGTGTATAACCCTGATCCGGTTTACCCGTGGAAAGGCCGGGGTGTGACGTTCCTGCTCCGGGACGTGGTGGCCAACCTGGCGCAGGCGCAGAAAACCGAAAACGCCTACATGAGGAGCGAGTGGAAGCCCTCGATCATCGTCAAGGTGGACGCCCTCACAGAGGAGTTTGCTAGCCCCGAGGGACGGCAGAAACTCCTGGAGAGCTACATCAAACCGGCGACGCCTGGACAGCCCTGGATGATCCCGGCGGAGGCGTTTCAGGTGGAGCAGGTCAAGCCCCTGACGCTGGCCGATCTGGCTATTAAGGACACCGTGGAGCTGGACAAGCGCACCGTGGCCTCCGTGCTGGGTGTGCCGCCCTACCTGCTGGGCATTGGCGAGTTTAAGAGGGACGAGTGGAACAACTTCGTCCAGACGAAGGTCCGGGCCCTGGCCCTGCTGATCCAGCAGGAGCTCACCCGGGCGCTGATCATTTCGCCCAAATGGTACCTGATGCTCAACTACTGGAGCCTGTTGGACTACGACCTCAAATCGGTGAGTGACATCATGCTGGCCGGTGCTGATCGCGGGTATGTATCGGGAGACGAGTGGCGCGACCGCATGCACATGGCCCCGGCGGGTCTCACCGAGTACAAGGTGCTTGAGAACTACATCCCGGTGGACATGTCCGGCAAGCAGAAAAAACTGGTGCAGGAGGGCGAGTAAATGACGCTGACCCTTGACTGTCCAAACGCCGCCTACGGTGACGGCATGATCATAATCTGCAAAACAACCGGCCAGCCCTGCGCCCATCAGTATTACAAGCGGTGCAAAGGCTGGTACGTACTCAGCGACGGGGCGAGGACGTGCCCCGGAAGGGAGAAGAAAAATGGATAGGGACGAAAGGCAGCTCCGGTCCATCGCCACCAAGTTTGAGACGAGGGAAGCGGAGGACGGAACGCCGCATATCACGGGGTATTTTGCGGTGTTTAACTCTGTGTACGAAATCGCGCCGGGTCTGAGCGAAAGCATCGCTCCCGGCGCTTTTTCCCGGACACTTGGCGAAAATCCTGACGTCCGGGCGCTGATCAATCACGATACCACGCTGGTGCTGGGGCGCACAAAGGCGGGCACGCTGAAGCTCCGGCAGGACGAGATCGGCTTGTGGGGTGACGTCGCGATCAATCCGAACGATGGCGACGCCATGAACTTGTACGAGCGTGTGAAGCGCGGCGACGTGGATCAGTGCTCCTTTGGCTTTGCCATCAGGTCTGAGGACACCGACGTCTCTCCGACTGGCGATGTGCATTGGACCATCAAAGACGTGGATCTTTTTGAGGTGTCCGCCTGTACCTTCCCGGCCTACCAGGCCACCAGCATTACGGCCCGTGAAGCGCAGCGGGACGAGATCAAACGCCGGAGCCTGACAGCCTGGAAAGAACACATGAAAGGGGTTTTGAAGCATGGCTCTTAAGGTTTTGCTCCTGCGCAAGCAGAAGGAACTCAAAGAGAAGGAGCTGAACGAGCTCCGGGCCAAGGACGCTGATTTTGAGCGCCGCGAGGCCGAACTGACCGCCGCTGTGGACGAGGTCGAAAACGACGAGCAGCGGGCGGCTCTTGACGAGATGGTGACCGCTTTTGATGCGGAGCGCACCGCCCACCGTGACGCCGTAGCCGCCGCCGAACAGGCCGTGGCCGGAATCGATGAGGAAATCCGGGGCCTGGAAGAGGCCCAGGAGACCGATCCCAGGAATCCCGCTCCTGCTAAGGAGCCCAACATCAACGAAAGGGGAAATACCAACATGAACACCACCAACCGCGCTCTGATGCGCATGTCTGTCCAGGATCGCTCCGCGCTGGTACAGCGCGACGACGTCAAAGGCTGGCTCGACGGCGTCCGCTCCGCCATCCGCGAGAAGCGGGCCATCTCCAACGTGGGCCTGACCATCGCTCCCGTGCTGCTGGGCCTGCTGCGTGAAAACGTGGAGGACTACAGCAAGCTGTACAAGCATACCACCGTCCGCCAGGTGAGCGGCGACGCCACCCAGGTGATCATGGGCGTGGTGCCGGAGGCCATCTGGACCGACTGCTGCGCCAATCTCAACGAACTTACCCTGGGCTTTAACGACGTGGAGATGGCCTGCTACAAGGTCGGCGGCTACTTCGCGGTGTGCAACGCCAACATCGAGGATTCCGACCTCGACCTGCTGGCCGAGCTGCTGACCGCTCTGGGCCAGGCCATCGGTCTCGCCCTGGACAAGGCCATCCTGTATGGCCGCAACGCCGCCACCACTCAGCGCATGCCCCAGGGCATCGTGAGCCGCCTGGTGCAGACCGAGGCTCCCGCCAACTATCCCGCCACCGCGCGGACCTGGGTTGACCTGCACACCACCAACGTGATCACCATCCCCGACACCGCCACCGGCCTGGGTCTGTTCCAGCAGATCGCCCTCGCCGCCGCCAACGCCAAGGGCAAGTATGCCAGGGGCCCCAAGACCTGGGTCATGAACGAGACTACCTACTCTCGCATCCAGGCTCAGGCCATGAACATCGACGCCTCCGGCGCTATCGTGTCTGGCATCAACGGCACCATGCCCGTGATCGGCGGTGACATCGAGGTGCTGAGCTTCCTGCCTGACAACGTGATCATCGGCGGATACTTCGAGCTGTACATCCTGGCCGAGCGGGCCGGTCAGAAGTTCGCCACGTCTGAGCACGTGCGCTTTTTGCAGGATCAGACCGTCATGAAGGGCACCGCCCGGTACGACGGCGTGCCTGCCATCGCCGAGGCTTTTGTGGCCATCGGCATCGCGGGCGTGACCCCCACCGCCACCATGACCTTCGCGACCGACACGGCCAACGCCTGATCGTGAGGTGGGGCGGCTGTGTGCGCGGTCGATAATACTCAGGCGTTGAGCCTGGTCAAAACCCGGCTCAACCGCCTCCCCAGTGATACCACCCTCGATGCGTATCTGACCGCCCGGATCATGGCAGCGGAGCAGGCCATCGAGAAAACCGGCATCGTGCTGACGACCTCCGTGGCCGACCTGATGCTGGTGGTGGATTACACGGTGTGGGAGTATCAAAACCGGGACAAGCCCGGCTCCATGCCCGACTGGCTCCGCCTCCGCAGGCGTGAGCGGTGGGTGCAGCAGGGGGTGGGCTGATGATCCTGGACAAGGGCATCTGCACAGTGTATCACAAGACCAACACCGCCGGGCCCGGCGCCATGCCGGTGTACTCTGACGTGCAGATTCACAAGGGCTGGTACGGGGAGCTGTCCTTTGAGACCTCGCCCGCCAGACCCACGGAGTGGCGCG